ATCCATCCAAATATCGTAGATGTATTCTATGAAAACGTTTATCCTACCCTATCATCTTCGAATATATCAAGGATTAATATCACATCAACGCCAAACGGATTTAATAAATTTTATGAAATTTGGGCAGCTGCAGTCGATGGTAAGAATGCTTACACTCCAATGCGAATTGACTGGTGGCAACATCCTGAAAGAGACGATGCGTGGTACCAAAGAGAATTAGGAAACTTAGGTTCAGAAGAGGCGTTTAACCGACAATATGGTAATGAATTTATTAGTTCATCTTCTCTTTTACTTTCACCAGGATCTCTTGGTAAATTAAGAAAACATTCCAGCAAATTTAAATTTGAAGACTTAGAAGAGTTTGAAAATATCCATGTTGACGTTAAAGGATTCTTAGGATTTAATCCTAAATTTGACATTGAAACTGCAAACGAAGAAGGTAAATATTGGTTATTTACGGTAGATATTGCAGAAGGTTCAGGTGGAGATTACTCAGTAGTTAATATTTTTGAAGTTAGTGCAAAATCTAGAAAAGAAATAGAAGATACTCCAAATCCTGGAGCAATGTATGATTTCTTTAAATTAGATCAAGTTGCAGTTTTTAAGAGCAACGAGCATCCTATCGAAGATTTTGCTAAAGTATTATATACACTAGCAGTTGACGTTTTTAATTCTGAGAACGTTAAAATGCTAATTGAATTTAATACATACGGTACAATTCTATTAAAATACCTACAAACGGTGTTTCCTCAACGCAACGATTTCGACGAAGATATGATTCTGCGTTTTAAACATCGACATGATTCTAAAGGAGTAAAACCAGGTCTTAGACTAAGGGCTGATAATAAAGCAGTGTTTTGCCAAAACTTTAAAAAATTAATCGAAGAGAATAGGATAAATATTAATGAAGTAGAAACTGTGAATGAAGCCTCCTTATTTGGAGTTAACAAGAACGGAAACTATTCAGCGCAAATGGGACACGACGATTTAATTATGTCATCCATTATCGCTACTGAATTTTTTGGAACTACAGACTATGCTGATTTTGTCGAGGAAATGTTAGATATTATTGATGAGGATCTTCACGATTATATGGAAGAAGTGTTATATAAAGACAACGATTCTTCTGGAGACCTACAATTTGACATCTATGATTTGCTTACTTAGATAAAATCAGAAATAGAAGCAGATATATACATAAAGAAAAAAACATTATAATAACATGGCATTAAGTCCTCAATTATTGCAATTCAAGAGTTCAGGTGTTTATCGTTTAGAATTCGATAAATCACAAACTACTAACTTTGCTACAGAGACTATCAGATTGGTAGTTGGTCATTCTAAAAAAGGTCCATACAATACTCCTGTTTTTATTCAAACTGTTGAAGATTTTAATACAATCTTCGGAGGTATTGATAGAAACTTAGAGAAAAAGGGTATGTTCTTCCATAGATCAGCGCTTACTACTCTTACAAGAGGTCCTATCCTAGCATTAAACCTAGCGTCATTTGACTCTGGAGACACTATTAACTTCGCTTCACCATCTACAAATGGTTCTAGCGTAACTGCAGTTTCTGATTCAGGAACTGACGAGTACACAAAATTCTTTAACACTGATAAATTCTGGTTTCCATCAGACGAAGCAGTAATCGATACTATTGGTACTGACAACAACAGATTATTAAATTTAATTAACATTAAGCAAGAGCCTATTACTGTTATCGTAAGAAAAGCGCAAGATGTTGCATCATTCGACGTTACTGCTAGAGAGTGGTACGGAGAAGGTAATGTACCTGCATTCTTAAACGACAAAGATTATTTGTCAGATTTCATGGTAGACGTTTTTGTTTTCAAAGGAGAATTCGATCCAGCTACTTTAGTAACTGATCCAGTTTACAAAGATTACTTTACAGCTCAAGGTTTAATTAAAACTCAATTAGATGCATTTTCTAACCTAAGACAAGTATCTTTAATTGCTTCTTACACTGGTTCATTAATTCCTAACTTTAAAGATTTGGAAGGAAGAAACCTTTATGTTGAAACAATGATTAACTCAGAAGCTAGAAGAACTGGTTTATTCTGTGCAATCGATGAAAATAACGTACAAGAAGAAACTGGAACTAACGTTGATTTAGTTGGACATACATTTGATGCAGATCAAAACTATGAAGTACTTTCATACATTATCGATCAAACATTAAATCCTGCGGCTGGAACAACTATCACTTTAAATCCTGCATTAACATTTGCTGGAGCTAACCAAACAGTTGTTTCTGGTTCTACATTAACAGCACCTCAAAGTATTGCAATTTCAGTTGGAGACTTTTTAAAGTCTGCAACAGTTGGAGAATACGTTGAAGTAACAGCAGTAGTTGTTGTACCTGGAGATGGCTCAACAACTAACACAGTAACAACAGTTACTTGTGAAGGACCTATTTCATCTACATTAAACGGAGTTTCTACATTTAAAAAATACGCAATCACTAACTCTAGAGTTGTTGATTACGCTTTAAGCGAAACTAATCTTGCTGGAAACGGTTCAGTATCTGGAACTTACGCAAACTTAGGAGCTGGTATTTTTACCATCACTTATGCTGCAGCAATTTCTACTGTAACTCTTAAGAAAGGACAATATGTTCCTTCTGCAACAGCTGGAAGACTTGCTAAAATTAAATCAGTATCTAAAGCAGTTGTTGGTTTAAACACAGTAGTAACAATTACAACTGATGCTAACCTACCAAACACTTGGGGCGGACAATATGTTGTTTCTTTCGAAGAAGCTACTACCGTTTACAAACCGTTTATTTTGGGTAAAGCAACAATTGGAGATAAATCAATCACAAATGCTCTTACTGCATTAAGTGGAACTAACTTATTCAACGCTCTAGCTGACAAAGATTTAATTCTTTACAGATACGTTGTTGATACATTCGGTTCATATGATACTGTTGAAGGTTTACAAAACAAGAAAGAACTTTCTTTCTTAGCACACCAAAGACAAAACGTATCCGCTATCTTAAACGCACCAACAGTAGCTGATTTCAAAAAATCAACTAATCCATCTTTCACAGATGAGAACGGAGCATTCGATACAATTTACTTAAAAGACGGAGGAAACTTAGATAAGAATCCTACTGCATTCTATACATTACCTTCTATTAATGATGGAGCAAATTATGCATTCTACTACGGACCTGGTTTAACAATCAGAGAAAATGGTAAAGACATCGTTGTACCACCAGCAGCTTACGTATCTAACAATTACATTGATAAATACTCAACTGCTTTACCTTGGTCAATCGTTGCTGGATCTAGAAGAGGAGTTATCTCTGGAACTGGAGTTGTTGGAGTTGAATACGCATTTGATAAAACGGACAGAGATGTTCTTGAACCATTTGGTATTAACCCAATCGTTTTCCAAAGAGGAGTTGGTTTAACAGTTCTTGGAAATAAAACTGGTCAACAATCAGTTAAATCTGCACTTTCATCTGCTCACGTAAGAGAAGTATTGATTTACATCCAAGAAGGAATGGCTAACATTCTTAAAGGTTACGTATTCGAATTTAATACAGCACAAACAAGACTTGAAATCAAAACTTTAGCAGATGCCTTTATGGAATCAGTTAAAGCTGACCAAGGAGTTTATGACTTTAAAAACGTTATCGACCAAACAAATAACACAAACGAAGTTATTGATAACAACATCGGTATCCTAGATACTTTTGTTGAACCAGTAAAAGGTTTAGAAATCGTTGTTCACAGAACTACAGTATTAAATACTGGCGAAATCTCTACTGGAAACTTTAGCTAAAAATTAGAATATATAAAAAAACAATAAAGAACAAGATGGCACTACCACATTATTCACAAGACCAGACAAGTAGAAAAGGTTCACAATGGGAACCAGTACAGGCTAACCTCTTCGAAGTTACCATAATTCCTCCATCTGGTGTAAAAGGTGCTCCGTTGCTGTTACAACACGTAAACAGTATCGGTGGATTGGATCTATATAAAGAAGTTGCAGAAGTAACACAAAAATATAAGTTCGCAACCCGTTCTTATGCTGGTATGCCAGACAGTACTTCATTGGACATTACAATTAACTTCTCTTTGAACTTAAATGATTCTAATCAAGCATACCTTTACAAAACCATGAGAGAATGGTATAACTTAGCTTACGATCCTCAAAACGGTATTATGGGACTTAAGAAAGACTACACTGGAACTCTAGTTATCGTTCAGTTCAACAGAGCTGGAGATATTTACAGAACAATTACTTTAGAAGATTGCTTCATTAAATCAGGTCTACCATTCACTAACGAATTAAGTTATGAATCAGGAGATCCTGCAACATTAGAAGTAGGATTCAGATGCGATACTTTTAAAGAAGTATTAGCATAATTTACAATACTGAAGGGATGGTGTAAGCCATCCTTTCTTTTTGAACCAAATATATAATATGTTATTAAAATAATCTATGTCACACAAACTAACTAAAAAACTTCAGGTTTTAATAACTGATGAGGAGGTTCAAGAGCTTAATATCATTATTCTAAATGATGCGATCGAGAATGACCAAAGACCAATATCAATTTCCGCATTTATCAGACATTTAATAAGACATGAAATCGAAAGAAGACCCGATCTTGTAAAAGAATGGGACAAAACAAAAATTAAACACTTAAAATCAAAGTAATATGAGCAACAAAAATCAAGACAACGAACAAAATTCGGAAGAACAGTACCGTCAAATGGTAGAAGAAAAAGAAAACCATGAAGAAAGACTTGACCTAGGAAAAGTAAACATGGACCGTTATGCAACTCAAAAGGCATTAGATCCAGACATGCATTTAGGTTTCCACAATGTTGATATTTCTACATTACCGTCAGGTGGTAGATTTTATCCAGTTGGTTCTAAATTAGCAATTAGACCTGCACAAGTTTCTGAAGTTAGACATTTTTCAACTATTGATGAAGGTAACTTGTTAGACATTGAAGACAAATTAAATCACATTGTAAAAAATTGTACAAGATTTAATTCTGGTACCAAAGTATTATCTTATAAAGATATTCTTGAAGAGGATAGAATTTATATTCTATTATCGATCAGAGATCTAACATTCCCTGAACCAGAATCTAAGTTAACGGTAAAAGCCTCTACTAAAGATGGTGAAGAATTCGATGCTGAAATTAGTGCACAATATTTTCAATTGTCTAAGGTAACTGAAGAAATTGAAAAATATTATGACGAAGAAGCTAGAGCATTCGCTATTAGAACAAAAAGTTTTGGTGTAATTATGATGCGTCCACCTTCGATTGGAGTTATGGAAGCCATTACGAATTACATTAAAGTTCGTCAAATTGAGAAAAAACAGTGGGATCAATCTTACCTACAAATCTTACCTTATATCTCATTAGATTGGAGAGGTTTTACAGATGAGAAAATCTTTAAAGGAGAAGTTGATTTCCATAGTTGGAATACACAAAAATATTCATTAGTATATAGACTTGCTGAAAAAATGAGAATTGGAGTACAACCAGAAATGCTGGTACCATTCGGAGACGAGGAGGTTCTCGTAACTATCGGCTTTCGCGACGGGATCAAATCTCTTTTCGTTGTTCAAGATATCGCTGGAGAACTTCTTTAAGACGAAGTTTTATCTCATGTATCATCTGCATATACAACCATCTGAGATCGATAAGCTTGACTATTACGAATATTGGTACATAGTAAAAGACCTCGCAGAATATATTAAGAAACAGAACGACGGACAAAAAGGTGAAGAAAGTGCAGCAATGCAGCAATATGGAGATCCTCAAAAAATGGCAAAACAAAAAATGCCAAGTATGAAAACTCCATCATTTAAAACGCCTTCATTCAAGACTCCTAAGTTTTAATCTTGATATATAGTAAAAAATATACTGTATAGATTTTGAGTATTTTCAAAAGTCCTTTTGAGCGACTATCGGTCGACAATTTACAACTTATTAGCACTTCAACTGGAGTTACTGCATTAGCAGTTTCTCCAGGTGGTGCGTTTTTTGGTAAAGTTGACGAGATGGTAAAGTTGTTAAAAACTATCGCAACGAATACTGCAAAATCGATTAGCACCGGCGGTCAGACAGCCAACCTTCTTCAATTTAAACAAAGACTAGAAGAGTTAAAATTATTAAAAGAAATTGCAGCAAATACCAAAGCTGGTAAAGGTGGAGGTGGAGGCGCTGCAGGTGGAGGTGGAATCGGAAATGCAGTAGCGCTTAAAGTTTTAGGAGGCAAAGGATTACAAGGAATTGGAAAAGGATTAGAAGCAATTGTGAACGCAATTGAATCTATGAAAGGTTCTAGTAAAGAATTTAAAGCAAAGGCAGAAGCCCTAGTTTTAACAATTGATTCTATTTCAAAAATAGGACCAGCAATTCTTAAATTTGCTGGATATTTGTTCTTAGCAACACCGCTCTTGATAATAGGAGCAATTGCAGCACCCTTATTCGGTTTAGCATTATTTATTATAACTAAGGTTTTACAAATGGCTGCAAAACCTCTGTCAGATAAGAAAACACAAGAGGCATTAATCGCAATGGGCGGAGTTGGAAAGGCAATATTAATACTTGGAGTTGCTTTAGTATTAGCATCATTTCTCTATCCAGTTGGTATAACAGCATTACCCTTTATTGTAATATCATTGTTAGCAATCGGAGGAGTATTCTTTTTGCTAGATAAGATGGGAATTGATAAATCCATGAAAGATACTAGTAAAGCATTAATGTTTGCCTCTTTAGCAATTGTAACATTAGGAATAGGATTGTTATTATTTGAAGTTATTATAAACGCAATGGACAACCCAATCCAAACATTGTTCCTAGTTGGAGCAGTAGTTCTTGGTATTGGTTTAATGTTTTTTGCGCTTGATAAATTAGGAGTTGATAAATCATTAAGAAAAACTAGTATTGCATTAATGTTTGCAGCTGGAGCAATAGTTTTATTAGGATTCGCAGTTATGTTAGTTGATCAGTTTTTACAAGCAACTGGAGATCCGATGGGTACATTATTAATGATCGGAGCAATGGTTGGAGGAGTAGCATTAGTAATGTATTTAGCAGGTAAAGGAGCAGTGACAATATTTGAAGGAGCACTCGTAATGATAGTTGCTGCAATCCCAATTATATTATTA